AACATCTTGTTTTAAAGTTAAATTTAAATTCTCTTTGTCCTATTTCTCCATAAATGCCTTGTTCTCTAATTTTTCTTGTAATTATTTTTGTTGTGTTTTCTTCAAAATCTCTATGAATTACTAATCCTGCATCACACATGTTAGCCCAGTGTGCAGAACCACTAACTTGATATAAATCTGGTGGTGGTAATACTCCTGCATCATTTCTTTGTAATTTATGAGGGTGAGCAACCATAAATACTACAATTTGATGATTTCTAGCAAATCGCTGACATTTTGCAATTATATCTCTTATGTGTTCATCTTCTCTTTTATTATTTTCTCTATCTGCACTTATTTGATTAAAAGGGTCAATTACAACACCTTTAATACCATATCTTTGTTTTGCTGATTTTGCTTTTTGTAGAATGTAATCTATTGTTGGTATTACATCAGATGTTTCTAAAAATTTAAAATGATTATTAAGAAATTCCATACCATCAATCAATTCTCTTTGTGTAATTCTATCATAAGGTCCAATATCAAATGGTTTTCTACATCTTTTTTCCAATAATCTTCTTATATGATTTGGTGTTGAATGTTCTGGTGAAAAAACAAATAATTTCCAATTTTGTTGTTCAGCTAAATTCATCAAAATTTGGTCAAGAAAATTAGATTTACCATGATTTGGTATGCCTGTTATTAAATTGAATGTAGATGGCATAACTTTGTATATTTCATCTAAATGTTCAAATCCAGTTGATATGGCTTTTTGTACATTGCCATCATACATATTTTGAATTGTGTCTTTATATTCAAATGCAGTATGCAAATCTTCAATTGGAAAATCTTTTGCATTATATACACATTCTTTTAATTTATCTTTACCAAATCTTACAAGACATTCATTCGCATCTTTTACTTGTTTCTCATCTTCTAATGCACTATCTTTGAACAAAGGAAAATGGACAACTTTACATATATCCCTGCCAAATCTATGCAACAACTCAAGTTTAAGGGAATTTCCTGCTTCATCATTATCTGTGGCTATAATTACTTCTTCAGCCTCAAATATCCATTCGCTTTGTTCAAAAGCAGAAAACCTTTTATCCTGCATATCAAATTTTGGTTCTTTAGGTGCACCATCTGGTAAACTTACTGTATTTGTAAATCCTGCTTCAATCATTGACAAAACATCAATTTCACCTTCTACAAATATAATTTGTTTCTTTATTGGTGTATCTTCATTTTTTTGCCAATGTTCATAAAGACCATCAATATTGTATAATGTTTTTAATGCATCTTTAGATTGATGAAATTTTTTATCTTTTGTTCTAAATTTTATATTTATAATTTCTTTGTTGTAAAAATATGGAAAACATAATTTTTCATTTTGTGTATATAATCCCATAAAATGAGTGGTTGCATGTGTAATACCTCTTTTTTCTAACCATATTTTTGCTTCATCAGATAATTTTTTGTTCTCTGGCACAAATGGTATTACATTTTTCTTTGTTTCATGTGAAACATTTTTTTTCTTGAAATTAGGTGAATCATATACAGAACCTTTCCAATCACAATGATGGCAATGCCAAATTGCAATATCATGTTCTACATTTATTGATAAACATGTATCATATTTATTTCTTCTAGTATGAGAACATTTTGGACAAACTGTTTTTTGTTGTCCATAACTTTGTATTTTAATATTTTCTTCTAATAATTTTTCGTGAATTGTCATTGTTTTCTCCCATTAACCTACTAATTTATTTAAATTCATTTTTGTTTTTTCGTCAACTGTTTCCCATCTTCTTTGATTTAACCATGTTGTAGCATGTGGTATAAATTTTTGGTCTTTGTCTTTTACACTCTGCTTATATTTAACAGTAAAACTATACAATTCATCAAAATTTAAAATTTTATCAGTTATCTTTTCAAATAAATCAAATGCTCTTTTCTTTGAACCATCTTTTCTTGGATAAAGATTCCACCATTCATTAAAATCATCTGTATATACAATATGTTTATTATTAATGGTTATATGGCGTTTCGGTGTGATACTCTCGTGAGTGTCATTCTGATACTGATGAGTGTCAATCTGACACCCTACCTGTAAATAATACATATTTGAAGTTTGTCTTTGAGAATCATTTAAATAATTTTCATATCTTTCTTTTACATTTATAAAATTGTTTTGTTTTAATGATTTAATACATCTTATAATTGTTGACCTACTTAATTCTGTTATTTGCATTAATGTTTTAAAACTAGGAAAACATTTATTTTCATCATCACAAAAATTAGCTAATGTTAATAATACCAATTTATTATTTCCAGAGCCTGTTTTTTGTTTAGATGCCCAATCTAATGCAGACCAACTCATAAAATCTCCTGTATAATAATAGGTGGATTATATGTTGCTAATATTTTTTTTCTTAATATGTAATCTCTAGTTCTAGTTATTTTTGATTTTACATCTTCAACAACAACATCACCTTTTCTTGTTTTGTATCTAAAATCGGCAGTATAATGACCTATTTTTTTGCCATTAACCATTAGTGGATATCTTGGGTGTATTTCTAAATTATAAATCAATCTTTGCATCTCCATTTTTTCAAGAATTATAAATCTTTGTAACTCTTTTTTGCTATCAAATTTTTTCCCTTTGTATATTTGTTTCTTTGCGTTGTATTTGTTCTTCATACAAATCCTGTCCTGTTACCTGTCCATCTGTAAAATCAAATATTTTTTTTGCATCATCACTTCTTGGCAATCTATCGCCTTTCGCCCATGCTTCAACACTTCTTGGCTTAATTCCTAAAGCCTCTGCAAAGGTTTTATAATTATAATTATTTGTTTTAATATATTCTTTTAATCTCATTCTTTATTATTATACCATTTTTTTTCGATTGTAAACACATTTTGTGTTGACATATTGGTTTAAATGTATAAAAATAAATTAACATAAAGTCCGTGGCAACTTAAAGAATTTCGCCTTAACAATTGTTCCTTAGGTTGCCACACTAACAAAGAAAGAAGAATAAAGAATGAAAAGTAATAATCCGTTTTTTAATCACGATATTTTTTGGTTATCTCATAGTTCTATATCTACATGGATTAGTTCACCATCAAAATTTATTGCTCAAAAATTATTTAGAATAGATGATTATGGTTCTGCATCAATGCATAGAGGAACAGCATCTGAATATGCATTACATAAAAAATATGAAGAAGGCATATTTGATATACAACATGCAGAAAATAAATTTAATGAATTATGTAATTTTGGAGGTATAGATTTTGGAGATGCCACAAGACATAAAGAAAACATACAATTAAAAGAGTATGGAAATATTCTTAATAAAAACTTTAATTATAAAAATTTAGAAACATATCAAGAAAAAATTGAAATACAATTTGATGAATTACCAATACCAATTATTGGCTATATAGATTTTGTATTTGATGATGTTGTTGTAGATTTAAAAACAACTGCAAGAATGCCATCAAAAGCAACTGAGTCCAATAAAAGACAAATGGCAATTTATAAGATGCATTACAAAGATAAAAAATCAGAAGTGTTTTATGCAACACCTAAAGATTTTAAAGTTTTTAAATTGGATAATTTAGAGATTTACCAAGAACAAATAAAACAGATTGCTCTTGGCATAATGAAATTCTTATCTATCAGCGATGATAAAGAAGAATTAGCTTCCATGGTCTACCCAGATGTAGATGATTGGAGGTGGTCAGAAGAAATGATAAATGAAGTAAAACAAAAAGTTCAAGCATGGAGGAATATATGAAGAACGAAGAAAAATTAGCAAAAGACCAAACTATTATTGAAGAAGATGTAAAAGATGATGCAGATGTTATTGGTATGCCATCAACATTAAATTTATCTCAAGCAATGAATCTGTTTCAACAAAAAAATATTCAAGCAGTAAAAGATAAAAACAATCCGTTTTTTAAATCTACATATGCTGATTTAACATCTATTATAAATGCAGTAAATCAAGGTGCAGAATATGGGTTAGCTTTTTCACAAAGTGTTCATTATGAAAGAGTTATTTTAGATAGAAAAAGAGAAGATACACATAAAGATGGAACTGTATCTGTAACAACTGGTCAAGCGATTGAAAGAGATATATATGTTGAAACATTTGTTTGGCATAAAAGTGATGTACATAAAGAAGATATACTTACTTGTAGAGTTCCTGTTCTTATAAAAGGCACAGACAAAGACGACCCACAAAAAATGGGTTCTGCTATCACATATGCAAAAAGATATGGTCTACAAGCATTATTTGGACTTGGTCAAGATGATGATGGAAATTTAGCAAGTGGAAAGGTAAAAAAAGATGAACAGTAAAACATATGATAATACAAATAGTGGTGTTTTGTGGTCAATACCGAAAGACATTGAAAATAAACCAGAAATGTCATTAATACAACAAGGTAAATTAAACATAAATGGTAATGAAATGAGAATCGTTGGCATCAAAAGATTAAATAAAGATGGTCAAGAAATGGTTGGATTATATCGTGAAATTGGCACGATAAAAGAAAATGCTAAAAAATTTTCAGACAAAGACCCAGATGCTAAAGGTGTTGTCAATAATATTCTTGATAATGGTGGATTTACTTGTTCTGCATGGAAAAGTGTATCTGAAAAGAACAATCATTATGTAAGTCTTAAAATTAGAGCATTTGATGAAAAACCAGAACAACAAGAAACTAAACAATCAGAAGAAAAAGAAATAGACACATCTAATTTAGATGATGATATACCATTTTAAAGGAGGAAATAATGCAAATAAAAAATCTAATAATACAAGAAATAAAAAATCATTTTAAAAGTAAAAAATCAGATGCACCAATTGGCTCTGAAAATTTTACACAAGATGAAAATATTAAAACATATTTAGATGGCATGAATATGATAACACCTATTTATGCTTTAAATGTTTTTGGTTCATTTAGATTAAGTGCCATAATTCATAGATTACGACAAGATGGCATGGACATTGTAACAGAAATTGTAACAATTAAAGGCAAATCTTTTGCATGTTACATGTTGAAAGAAAGATATGAAGAACTACAAAACGAAGCAAATTCGTAATAAAAAGTTTATGGAATTTGTCGCAAATAAAAATTGTTCGTTATATTCCCATTCCTCATATCCATGTAGTGGTGGTGTACAAGCACATCATTTATTAAAACCATGGCAAGGTTACAGAGGAATGGGATTAAGAGCAGGAGATAACAATTGTTTGCCATTGTGTCAAAGACATCATGCTCATTTACATGACAAACATGGTAATGAGGACACATTTTGGACATTATTCAAATTGCCAGAAGATTATGGTCGTATTATATCTAAATCTTTATGGAATATTTTTACATTAGAGGGAAAAATGGAAGAAAAATTACTAAAATTCAAAGAGTTAATAACTGAAATTGACATATCAAAATATAAACAAGAAGAATATATTATTGTCGTAAATTCTATTTATAAAACTATTTTTGAGGATAACTAATGCAAGAAATTATTTCAGAAGAAGATATCCATAAAGCTATGGATTGGTTACAAAAGAGTGCTAATGAATGTGCAAAAGATAAAGCCACTTTAGATTATTT